TGGCTGTGGGAAGGGACAGCCGTGGTTATAATGAGAACGATCACCGAATAGGAGCATCATGCCGAAGACACGCAGAAAGTACAAGGGTAACGCGACAGCCACGACCGTCCCGGCTGGTCTGTCGGCGGGTGCCACCTCTTGTGTCATCGGTTCCGCTACCGGGTGGCCCACCTCGGGTCCGTTCTATGTGGTGGTTGACCCCGGTTTGTCCACCGAGGAAAAGGTGCTGGTCGGCTCGATTTCGGGTACGACCATCTCGTCGTTGACCCGTGGGGTGGATGACACCACGGATCAGAACCATGCGGCGGGTTGCAGTATCTACCCTGTGTTCACAGCGGTGGATGCGGATGAGGCGAACGAGCTGACTTCGACGTATGCGAATCAGGGTGGCATCGTGTATCAGGGTGCGTCCACGTTCGCACAGCTGGCTATCGGCACGGCGGCCCAGGTGTTGAAGGTGAACTCGGGGGCTACGGCCCCGGAGTGGGGTCAGGTGGCGACGGCTGGTATCGCGGATTCGGCTGTCACGTCCGCGAAGATTGCTGACGGCACGATTGTCGCAGGCGACATCGCTGACTCCACGATTACGCTCGCCAAACTTGCGTCTGCTGTTGCCAATGCTCTTGTCCCGGTGGGGACTATCGCCATGTACGGCGGTGCGTCTGCCCCGACCGGCTGGCTCCTGTGCAACGGTACATCGACGACTGGTTACCCGACCCTCGCAGGGATTGTCGGGTCCACCACCCCCGACCTGCGGGGCCGTTTCGCCATCGGTGACAACGCCTCCCTGACCCTTCTCGCCACGGGCGGTTCGGCAACCATCGCAGAGGCAAACCTTCCGTCCCACACCCACACCATTGACCATGACCACGGTTCTGTCACGTCTGGCGGCATGTCCGCAAACGCCACGCTGACGCACTCCGCCAGCACAGTCACCACCTACGGCTATGTCGGCGGGCATGACCATGAACTTTCTAGCGGAACTTTGGCAACAAGCCCCGTGGGGGGAACAAGCGTTGGAACAAGCACCGTCACGGTTGCCAACCACGACGTTGCCACAACCACGGTTACGATGAGCAACGCTTCCGTTGGGTCAGGCACCGACTACTACCCGCCGTACCTTGTGGTAAATTACATCATCAAACACGACTGACAGGGGAGAACAGAGGAACCCCCATGATGTCACTGAAGATCGCCAAGGATGTGCTGGGCCGCATGATTGCCCTGTTCCTGGTTTCGTCGCTCGGTATCATCACCGGTTCGTCCGTCATCAACGCCATCAACCCCGAGCAGTCAATGCCGCTGTGGTACTCGGCTGCTCTCGCAGGGTTCACCGCCTGTGCGACCGTCATCACGAAACTCGCGCAGGCATCCCTTGATGGTGGTCTTACGAAGGAGGAAGTGGACGAGGCGTTCGGTGTGAAGTCCGAAACCCGTGCCGCTGTCAACGAGTCGAAGGGCGCAGCCGAGCCTGTAGTTGAAGACCCGGCTCAGTAGGGTCGTCATACTGCTGGCAGGGCTGGGGTTCCTGCTGTCATCATCGGTTTCAGCTGACACCACCCGTGTCACCACGAACAGTGACTACTGGTTCACTTTCAGTGAGCAAACCTGGTTCACGGCCCGCACCCACTACATCCAAGGGATAGGGTCCGACCCGCATCTGTGGCTGTACAACGCCGACAATCCAAAGAAACAAGCACCACGCTGCCCCCAACCACAACGTCGGAGCCTCCAACCACCACCACTTCGACATCAACGACCTCTACCACGACCACAACATCAACGGTGCCGCCAACATCAACGACAGAACCGCCACCGCCAACCACCACGTTGCCTCCGGAGACAACGACAACTTCTGTCGCCCCCACCGTTCCACCGTCCACTTCCACGATTCCACCGTCCACCTCATCTTCAACTTCCACCACCACATCTTCAACCTCCACAACTGTTCCGGTCACTACAACAACGACAACCGTACAACAAACCTCTACGACTGTTGAGGTCACCCCCGAACCCACCCCCGAACAAGCAGCCCTGATCGCCACGAACCCTGAGCAGGTTGCAACCCTCACCGCCGACGAAGCCGAAGCCGTGTTCCAAGCCCTCGATGTGGACACCCTCACCGACGACCAAATCATCGAGCTGGTTGCCGCAGTGCAGGACGCACCCCCCGAGGTACGGGCCGCGTGCGAGGAAGAAGTCGACATCTTTGCGGGGGCTACCGACACCTACGTCCCGCTCGGTTCCGTGGTCCCGGTCGGCACCCGACGCGCCCTCATCGTCATCACCACCGTCACCACCATCGCCGCCATCGGCGCAACCCGCAGATGGTAATGTGCCACCCATGAGGAAGTATCTCGGCGCGATCTACGCCCTGCTGATGTGGGCATCAGGCACCGGGTTCATCCTCATCACCCTGTCCGGCGAGACACTTCAGAAGGCGTTGATGCTGTCCGGGGCGACCCTCGCAATCATGCTGGCAGCTATCGCTCTCGGTATCGGAATGGATGACTAGCCATGTTCGATTGGATGTCCGACCCGCAACGTGAGGCGTACCGCCGTGCGATGGAGGACTACGACAAGTTCGCGGACATTGTTCACCACTGGAACGACGAGGCCCGACCCGAACATGACGACATCCAATACAAGGCTGAAACCCTGGAGTTTTGGGATGGGGTGGACATCGGGATGGTGGTCGCCAACACCGGGTATCTCAGCATAGTGTTGAACAGTCTTGAGGAAGCGTTGGAGACATACGGTTCCTGGGAAGAAATCCCCGACGATTACGACTTTGGGGGCGACGACCGCGAACCGTTTGACTATGATGACGGGAACCCTACGGGGTGGATATGCGACAAATGCCAACAGGAGGAAGACGATGCCGGGTCGTAAGTACACAGGTAACAGCGACGGTCTGAGTCGCACCGGGCTTCGTCTCGGCACGAAGAAGTTCATGGACCTCGCGATCAAGGAGTACGGCCTGACGAACCTGGGTGGGTTTGCGAACCGTTCGATGAACAACCCGAAGGCGAAGAAGGGCGACCCGAAGTGGCTGTCTGTCCATGCGACGGGGCGGGCCTGCGATCTCGGGTACAAGGACCGCAAGAAGGCGATGGAGATGTGGAACAAGATGATGGCCCATACCCGCGAGATGGGCATTGAGGAAGCACACGACTACGCTTTCGATGAGGACAAGACCGACAAGGAGAAGGGCTGGGGTCGCGGCTATCGGTGCAGTCGCGGCGAGGGCGAAGCAGGCATCAAGGTGTATGACGAGAACGACAATGCTGGTTCGCAGGGCGGACGCTGGTGCCATTGGGAACTTTCCCCTGCGATGGCTGACGATCCGGGCAAGGTCACTGCCGTGTGGAAAAAGATTCACGGACAGGCATGAGATATGCGGCCCTGGCAAGCAGTTTTCTTTTTGGCATCTGCTTTTCTGTATGCTTGTTTTTTTCTCTCGTTTATCTTGAAGTGAAGGACAGACCATGACTGTTGCACAGTGGATCATCACAGCTGGCGGCGTGGTCGCAGCCCTCGGCATCATTTGGCGTGGCGTTGTGTATCCGGTCATCAGATGGGGGAAGCGCATCGAGAAGGCCGTGGCGTTTGTTGAGTCAAACATGGTGAACAACGGTGGCGCATCTCTGCGTGACGCGATTGACCGCATCGAGGCACGTCTCACGGTTGTGGAAAAGAAACCCGAAAGTTCTACGGTTCGTAAGAAGGCTGCACCGAAAACCAAGTAGTAATCTGACGAGTCCTATGACCCGTCAAGATGTTGAACTGCTCCTGAAATACCTGATGAAAACCCCGGTCCTGCCGAACGACCAGGACCAGTTCATTCAGGCGGTCGAACGGCTCGCAGCCTTGCTGAACAAGGGAAAACAGAGGGTGTGACACCCTGTTGCTAGGGTTCCCCGCATGGATCACAACTGGTTGACCTGCCCCGACTGTGGGAACTCATGGCCCGAGAAAGACTCACGGTACTGCCCTGTGTGCGGCACGAAAGGCGAAGACGATGGACGCGAGTGAGTTCCCTGTTGTCATCGTGAAATGGGCTGACGCTCACGCCTCAGCTGGAGGCTGGTTAGACCTTGACGACTATGAGGACGACGGTGAGTGCATCGTCACCACCATCGGGTATCTTGTCCCTGCTGACTCACCGGGCGGCAAGAAGGATCATGTGTCAGTGTGGCAGACCATCACCGATGGTGAGGGTATCCACGGGTTCCACATCCCGGTCGGGATGGTCAGAAACATGACGGTGATCCCCGCAGAAAAAACCGTGTCAGACCTTGACACACCCTCTGCGTAGCCTGTACCTTACCGTTCAACAAGAAAGAAGGGGTTATGACACTCAACCGCTACCGCATCCCAAAACCGGAACACGGAGGCCAGGAATGGTTGAACATCCGGTTCCGTGACGAACACGGCAACAAGCGTGTCTCAGCATCAGCTGTCGCCGCAATCTACGGCCTGCATCCGTTCGTGCCGATGGACAAGTACGCCGCCGAACTGCTCGGTGATGTCGCACCGTCCCCGATCCCACCGAACCCAGCGATGGAGCGCGGCAACAGGTTGGAGCCGTTCGTGTTGGAATGGGCATCCGACAAGCTCGGGCTACGGTTCGACACCCCCGAGGAAATGTTCGCTGCTGACTCCGAAAACGGGGCGCGAATGGTGTCCACCTTGGACGGGCTGTGGGAACAGGACAGCAAACGCAAGGTGCTGGAAATCAAAACCACCACCCGCAAATGGGAAGGTCAACTGCCGGACTATTGGCGCATCCAAGGCATCCAGCAAGCCATCTGCGCCGATGTGAACCAAATCCTGTGGGCCATCTTCGACCCGTCCATGATTCTCCACATCCATGTTCAGCACATCACACAGGCAGAAATGGATGAGCATGTCGCCGCTGTGGAGAACTGGTTGAACAGCATTGAGCTGGGGATGACCCCGACCGGGGTGCGCTGGTCGTATGAGACGGTGCAGACCCGCTACAAGGAATCGTTGAACTCAACCAGCAACATTGATCCTGTCCACAAGGACCTGTTCGACAGGTTGCGGCATGTCCGCAGCGAACTGGAGTCGTACAAGAAACTTGAGGACGATTTGAAGGCAAAGATTTGTGAGTTGATGGGCCAGTCGGACACGGCTGTGATGAACGGGTACACGGTTGCCACATGGAAAACCCAGGTGCGTGACACGTTCGACAGCAAGGCGTTCCGTGAGGCGCACCCTGAGTTGGCTCGTCAGTTCACGAAACAAACAACAACCCGCACGTTCCTTTTGAAAGGGGAAAAGTAATGACAGAGAACACCAACCAACTCCGCAAAGTCCTGGTGGACTACGCGGTGCCGGACCCGAAAATTGTCGGCAAGCTCCCCAAGGGTGGAGTCGAGATTGACCCGCACTGGCGGCTGGTCCCTATCGCATGGGAGAACGGTCGTCCGGCGGTCAACATCGTGAACGACATGGCAACCATGTGGTTCGAGATGACACTGCTCGGGCAGGCCCGTCTCGCCATCGGCACCGCAAAGGCGAACAGCATGGACTTGGACAAGGTGCTGTACGGTGACGCTCTCCGCAACGGGGCGATGCGTTTCGGTATCGGCCTGTCGCTGTGGACGAAGCAGGAATGGGATGACCTGGATCATCACGCCCCTGCGAAGCCCGCACCGAAGCAGACTGGTACGGCTGCGAAGCCGAAGCCTGAGCCTGCATCAAAGCCGACCGCCCCGCTGTCGGATGAGCAGATTGCACAGTTCCGTGCCGCCTGCGAAGCGAAAGGTTTGGATGCGGACAGCGTTGCCGAAGCGGCAGGTATCGAGCCAGGGGCGGTGTGGATTCAGGCGCATCTGTCTGCTCTGCGGGCCACGTTCAAGGAACTGGTGGGCTGACATGGCGAACAAGCGAACTGTTGACCCGACCGCTTCTGAGGCTTCCTCAAGGATTGTCGGTATCCGCATGACGGACACCCAGCTGCGACAGATCGAGGAACTGTGTGTGAAGCACGGCACCAAGCGGTCTGTCCTGATCCGTGATTTGATTCGTCACGCCTACAACGAGGCGTTCATGCCGGAGGCGTTCTGATGGGTTACATGGAGGACAACGCAAAGAAACTGAACGAGGCGTTGCAGCGTCAGTTCACAAGCGATTTGACGTGGGGGATGACCCGTGAGATTGCTACCTGGGCAGAGAAGGTTGCTCTGCTGGAGGAACGCATCAGGGAACTGTCAACCGAGGTGACCCGGTTGGCTAACGAACTGGCCCGCAAGTATGAGTAACGAGTATCCTTGGCTGTGCGGCGGTGCGCGGTGAGCAAAGCGAAACAGAAGGGGACTGCCGCTGAGACTGCGGTGGTGAAGTTTCTCCGTGACAACGGGTTCCCCCATGCTGAACGGCGGGCGTTGCACGGCACCGTTGACAAGGGTGACATCACGGGTTGCGGGCCGGTCGTGTTTGAGGTGAAGAACCACGCCAAGATGGATTTGGCTGGTTGGATCAAAGAACTGGAATCGGAGACTGTGAACGCGAAAGCTGACACGGGGGTGGTTGTCGCCAAGAAGCGTGGCACGACGAACCCTGCCGACTGGTACGCGGTCCTGCCGTTTGAGTGGTTCGTGGACTTGCTGAAGGAGGCAGGGTACTGATGGACACCTGCGAATGTGAATACCCAGGGCTGGCCCGCTGTCGATGCTCAGCCCGATACGACGAACGCTGCGACTACTGTGACTGGCAATGGGACCATGACTGTCCCGGAATAGAAGGGGACGATGAGGATGCCGAGGAATCCTGACAACTGGCGGCACGGAGTCAACCGTTACCGTCAACACAAATGCAGGTGCGACGAGTGTTGCGCCGCATACGCCGAGTACCGGTTCAAGCTGAGGTAAAACCCTGAGGGGTCGTTCACGATTGACCCTGAGCCGTTGATCCGGTTCATTGAGAAGATGGAGGCCCCGGTTCCTGCGTCCACCCAGCAGACGTTTGCTAGGTGGCGTGAGAAAGGTGTGGACATTTTCGTGGCTGACCGTCATTGCTGTAAGCGTGGGGCGCACCCGTTCGAGGTGTACGGTTCCGAATGGTTCGAGTTGGAGGCGCACGGTGCAGATCGTGGTGACTCTTGACGAGTACGAACTGGCTCACGCGGCGATGGCTGGTTGCCAGCGGCGGATAGCGTCCATCATGCGGGGCCGTCCGCAGGTGTACGGTGCCGGTGAACGGAAGAACTACTGGCAGATAGACATTGTTGGGATGATGGCTGAGTATGCGGTGGCGAAAGCGTTTGACAGGCATTGGCAGCCTGCGACGAATCAACGTCTTGCGGATTTGCCTGGTGATGTGGCGTATTATCAGGTGCGTTCCACGGAGCATCGTGACGGGCATTTGTTCATACATCCGCAGGACAAGGATGCGCCGTACATTCTCGCTATCGTGGCTGACAGACATATCTTGTT